GGAATCGGTCGTGACTGGCATCAGCGCGTCGAAGCTTCCGATGTCGGCGGAGTTCCTTCTCTCGCCCTTTAGGTTGTTCGAGTTCCAGTAGTCAACCAGGAGGCTTTTCGATGGCCGATCCATTCCCCTCTCAGGCTCCATCTCTTATCGGACCGATCGAGAATGGTTTCTCCGTCACTCCGTCTGACGGATCGGATCAACCGCAGGTTTCACGCGCCATCTGGGTCGGCGGTGCGGGAAACCTCTCAGTGGTGACGCGCGGCGGAGACACGATCACTTTCGTGGGCGTCCCGTCTGGCACGTTGATTCCGATCCGCGCGACACGGATCCGATCGACCGGAACGACCGCGACGAGCATCGTCGCGTTGTACTAGGTGACCGATGGGCGTCAAGTCCGGCCAACTCGATCGGCGGATCCGGCTCCAACGCCCAGCGACGACGACGAACGAGTACGGCGAAGAGATCGTCTCATTCGTCGACGAGGCGACGGTGTGGGCGAGGCTTCTTCCGTTTCCCGGGAAAGAGGAGTTCGTCCCGTCGGACGGCCACTCCGCGAAACAACCGACGATCTTCGAGATCCGTTTCTTGAAGAACATCGGTCCGAAGTGGAGGGTCGTGTACGACGGCTCGGAGTACGAAGTCGAGGACGTCGGGGAGATCGGCAACCGGCGCGAGTCCCTTCGGCTCGTCTGCTACGCGAGGAACGTCGTCTCGGGGAACCAATAGCGACATGCCTTCGGTCAACGACAAGATCGTCCTCAACTTCCGCGACGTGCGGAAGAGACTCGAAGACCTCCCGAAGAAGGTCGTCTCGAAGGTCGTCCGTCGCGCGATCTATGCCGGAGCAACAGTTATCCGAGACGCGGCCCGCGAGAAGGTTCCCGTCGAAACCGGCGCGCTGAAGAAGTCGATCGTCGCGAAGGCGAACACGAAGAGAGGCGGGGAGATTTCAGCGTCCGTCGGGGTCGCGAAGAAGAGGTTCGTCAAGGGGAAGAGGGCGGGGCGGTATCCTCGTCGATACGCTCACCTCGTTGAGTTCGGCACTGCGCACTCCGCGCCGAAGCCGTTTCTCCGGCCAGCGATGGATACGCGGATAGACGCTGTCATTGAGGCGACGAGGCGGAAGATGGTCGAGGGAATCGACCAGGAGTCGAGGCGATGATCGAACAGGCGATCGCGAAACTCGTCTCCGACGGCGGGAAGGTCGCTGGTGGAATCTTTCCGGTCGTCAAGCCCCAGGACGCTTCAACGTTCCCTCTGGTCGTCTACGACCGGATCTCGACGGAGCGCCCGCACTCTCACTCGGCACGGTCCTCGGGACTCGGGATCGCGAGGATTCAACTCCGGACGTGGGCGAAGACCTACGCGGACGCGAAGGCTGTCTCGGACGAACTCCGGAAGTTGCTCGATGGGTATGTCGGGACGGTCGTCGTCCGGTCTGGCTCGTTCGAAATCCAGGCGATTCTTTGTGAAGACGACCGCGACGACTACGACGAGGAGACGAAGCTCTTCGGCAACCAGCTGGACGTCCGCGTCTGGTACACGGAGGTTGTGCCGGGATAGACTTGTCGTGGTCCGTACACACCCAGGAGGAACCTGCAATGGCTGCAACTAATGCTCGATCCGGATTCGGCGCTCTCTTGAAGCGGGGCGACGGCGGCAACGTGGAAGTCTTCACGACGATCGGCGAGGTCGTCAACATCGGCGCGATCGAGACGGGGCTCGACACGGTCGAGGCGACTCACATGGAGTCACCGTCGGCGCACAAGGAGTGGATCCCGACGCTGCTTGACGCGAAGGAGATCACCGTTGAGTTGAACTATCTTCCTGGCGACACCCAGCAGAACAACCTTCGGTCCGACATGTTCAACAGGACGCTTCGCAACTTCCAGTGCACGATCCCAGGATCGTCGAAGGTCGTCTCGTTCGCGGCGTACGTGACGAACCTCGGCCCGGCGTTCCCGCACGACGGCAAGATGACTCAGACGTTGAACCTCCGCCCGAACGGCGTCGTCACGATCGCCTGATACCGCAACGGCGGTCTCGGCTTTGTAGTTTTGGAAGAAGGAATCCGCGCGTATGTCGAACCAGACCCCAGATTCTTCCGCTCCTCCCCTCTGGCCGCGATGCGAGATCGAACTTGCGAACGGGAGGGTCGTCGTTCTCTTCGGACCGAAGACCCTCGCGTCGATCGAGCGCGAGTCGGGCATGTCCTCGATGCAGTTCGCGGAGAAGTTCTCCGATCCGAAGACTGCTCCTATCTTCGACGTTGGATTGAAGATCATCCTCGGGGCGGTCAAGGCTTCGATCCCAGGTATGACCGAGGATCTTCTCTCGGAGAGGATCATCCCCGGAACGTTCCTTCCGATCGTCCAGCAGATCGCGGAGAAGTGGGGCGAGGCGGTCGGGATGTCGGCGTCTCCGATCGAGGCAGTGGACGCTCCGGCGGACCCTCCGAAGGTCGGCGCGGCTTCTCCGTCGTCGACCTGATCTCGTGGGCGCGTGTTGAAATCGGGATGACCGTCGAAGAGTTCGACGAGACTGATCCCAGGATGATCGCGGCGTACTTCCGCGCGTGGAAGGCGAAGCAGCAGCGAGAGGACTTGCGCGCCGCTATGATCGTCTGTTCGATCGCGAACCTCTTCCGGAGGAAGGGCGACGATCCGATCGAACCCGGTGATATCTTCCCGTCCCTCCCGAAGACACCGCGCGCGAGGACCAAGGAAGAGATCAGGGCGAAGATACTCTCCGCGTTCGGTGTTTCGGAGGACGGTCAATGAGTCGGAGTCTCGGATCCCTCCGGATCGACCTCGTTGCGCTGACCGGAAAGTTCGAGGCGAACTTCCGGTCGGCAACCGGGACTCTCGAAAAGTTCGGGGTCGCGGCGACGAAGATCGGACGGGTGGCGACCGGAGCGTTCGGCGCGATCGCGAAGACGGTCTTCTCCCTCCGCGGCGCTCTGACCGGCATCGTCGCGGCGGTCGGCGCGGCGAAGTTGGCGGCATCGTTCCAGCAAGCATCACTTGCTGTGGCGGACCTCGGGAAGAAGGCGGCAACACTCGGGATCTCTGTCCGTGATCTCTCCGCGTTCCGGTTCGCGGCGAAGGAATCCAACGTCGAGTTCGACACACTCGTCAAGATGCTCGGGAAAGCGTCGAAGAACATCGCGACGTTCGTCGCGACCGGCGCTGGTCCTGCGGCCGACGAACTGCGGCGGCTCGGCGTCAATCTGACGAAAAACGACGGGACTCTTCGCTCGATGGCGGAGATCCTCCCCGAGATTGCGGCGCGTTTCGAGCAGATCTCCGATTCCGGCGAGAAGTTGCGGCTCGCTGAGGGGATCTTCGGTCGCGAGAGTGGTCAGCAGTTCGTTCAGTTCCTCGAAGACTCCGGAGGGTTCATGGCGAACCTCGCGGAGCAGACAGAACGTGCGCGGAGGCTCGGCGTCCTCTTTACCGATGAGCAGGTTGATCGGCTGAAGAAGTACAACGACGCGGTGGGGAGGATCTCCGAGGCGTGGCTCGGTTTCCGCGTCAGGATTCTGACAGAGTTCGCTCCATTCCTCGAAGAAATCGCGAACAAGGTTGCGTCGTTCGTCGCGGCGATACCGAGGATCTTCAGGCGTCTCTCCGAGGCGATCGGTGCGTACATCAGATCGGTACTCACGCCGGAGCAGGAACGCGCGATCAACACGATTTTCGAATCCATCTCGCGGCTCGTCTCGATCGGCGTGACGTCCCTCTTGAAGTTGGGGTTCGGTCTTCTCGTTGACGGGGTCAAAATCGCGGCGTCGATGGGGTTTCCGATCCTCAAACTTGCGGCGAACACGCTGATCGTCCAGCCGGTCGCGACGGCGCTCGATACGTTGTACGGTCTCGCGGAGTCTCTCTTCCAATGGCTGATCGACTTCGAGAAGAAGATCACTACATGGGCGAGGGGGGTCGCGGCGGACTTGATCGACGTCGTCTCGATGCTGATCGATTCGGTGACGACGAAGATCCGCGACGGTCTCGCGTCAGGCGTCTCACTCGCGGCGGCGATCTCCCCGGTCGCCGGTGAAGTCGCGCGGGCGTTGTCCAGCCGGGCGGAGGGGACGCTCTCGGTTCTCGACCAGATCTCCGCGTCCGTGCGGGGGATCTCGGCGGCGTTTCGCAGCGTCGGCATCCAAGACA